TGCAGGAACAGGTTATGAATTACAATATAATAAACGTATTGAACGTGCATCACTTGCATTGCTCAATAAAAGTAAGGAGAAATAAAATGAGCAAACATAATTGGAAATTTGTTAGACACAATTCAAAAGGTGAGGCAATTTTTAGAAAAGATACTAATGAAACTTTAGAATTTGTTGAAAAATATTTACAAGATAATAAAATAGATTACATGGTAAATATTCCTGCCTCTATGCTTTGGATTACTAATGATGAAGCAAAAGAATATGTTTATTATTGGACTACAGGCAGATGGGCAAGAAGACAACGTGCTTATGAGAAACATTATCATAGTAATGGTATAGAAGATTTTGTTACAAGATTTCTAAATAGATTTGCCGAACAAAACAAAAAGGAAAGACAAGATGCAGTTAAAAAACTTAGTCAATGATTATTATTTATCCTTTGATTTCAAGAACTTACGAGAAGAAACTAAGAAACAATATCAATATTTTCTTGGGGTAATGCTTGATACAAAAATAGAAGAGAAGACATTATCTAAACACGACTACACTAAGTTATCCACACGTTATGCAAAAACTGCATATAACATTTGGTGTGAGAAAGGTGTACCGATGGCTAATCATGTTATGTCAGTCACACGAGTTGTCTTTAATCACGGTATCAGAGAGGAGCTATGTAATGTTAATCCTTTCGCTAGTGTACGTAAGAGGGTCTCTGAGAGGCGAAAGGTAGTTTGGGCTAGAGAAGATGTCCAAAAGTTTTTAGATACTGCATACAGCGATTTTAACACCCGTAATTTAGGTATCATTGGTCACATGGCATATGCTTGGTGTCAAAGGTTAGGAGATATGAGGTTACTAGAATGGTCTGCAATAGACTTCGATAAGCAAACAGTACACATAGAGCAATCAAAACGTAAAGCAGATGTATATTTACCTATTGATGATGACTTATTTGATATGTTAAGGCAACAAGAGCAAGACTTTGGCTTCCAAAAGTATGTTGCACCAAGACCAAAAGCTATAAAGGGTGAATACAGACCTTATTCTCTACATAAACTGCCTGTATTTGCTAGGAAACTAATGCAACAAGCAGGTTTATCTGACGAGTTGCGACTGTCTGACCTAAGAAGGACAGGTACGACAGAAATGGTGGATGCAGGTGTAGGAATAGGGCAAATTATGTCAGTAACAGGGCACTCTAACCCTAATAGTGTTAAACCTTACATGAAAAATACTTTAATTAGTGCAAATTTTGCATTGACAGAACGAAAAAAGCATGATACAAGCATAACAAATGCCGACAAAGAAAGTGTATAATACATGAGTAATATATATAACATTGTAAATGATATGAACATTAGCAATGGTGTTACAAAAAGAACTAACTGTCCTAATTGTGGTGGGTATAATACTTTTACTGTTACAAATAATATGGGTAGTCTTGTGTGGAATTGTTATAAGGCTTCTTGCAACATAAAGGGTGGTACACGTATTCATTTATCTGTAGATGACATACGAACTAGCTTTGGTGGAGTCAAGGAATTTGCTGAAGAAAGTTTTAGACTACCTGACTATATCATTCCTTATACAGGTGAAAATTATTATGGTATAGATAATAAACATTTAATGTATGATGTAAAAGAAGATAGAGTTGTGTTTGTAGTTAAACATAATGATGAGATTGTAGATGCTACAGGTAGGTCTTTAAAAAATAAACTACCTAAATGGAAACGTTATGGAAAAAGCACCTTGCCTTACACCTTTGGTTGTGGTAAGGTCGCAGTAGTTGTTGAGGATTGTGTGAGTGCGACAATAATAGGTAATGATGTATTAGTTGGGGTAGCTGTGTTGGGTACATCACTTTCTGATTCGCATAAGAATTATCTTGCACAATTCTCAACAGCTATAATAGCATTAGACCCTGATGCTTTACCCAAGACATTATCCTTCGCCAAAGAACTAAGAGGATATGTAAACAATATAAAAGTTGTAAAACTGAAAGATGATTTAAAATATAAGAATGAAGAAGATATGGATAAATTGCGATGCCTTACATAAAATGGGATAACAAAAAATCTGACGATGATATGTGTCCTAACTGTTATGAAAAGGACATGAAAAGGCTAGGAAAGAACGGAAGGTTTTGCAGGTCTTGTAAAACTAAATTTTTAAAACCCTATAAATTAAGGAGAAAATAAATGGAGTTATCATTAATAAGAAGTTTAATGGATAAAGAGTTCTATGATGAACATAGAGGAGCTAAATGTCCTGACAGATTGTTTAGCAAAGATGTAAGAAAAATTAAACAGTCAATAGATAAGGCTATAGAGAGATACAATAGGTCTGTTACACCTGATGAGATAGAGGCTTTGTTTATGACTTCTAACCCCACATTTACAACAGCACAAAAGGCTGTCTATAACAGTCTGTTCAATCGTATAAAGAAAGAACAGGCAATGGGAGTAGACATAGCACAAGAAGTGTTGTCTAAGTTGTTTCAACAAGTTATTGGAGAAGACATAGCTAATTTAGGTTTTGATTATGTTAATGGAGACAAGAGTAGTCTTGAACCCTTGAGAAGTTTATTAGAGAAGTATGGGGATGACTTTACACCAAATCTTAATATTGAGTGGGATGATATTGATTTAGATACACTTCTAGCTAAAAATGATTTGGAAGCACGTTGGAGTTTTAACATACCAACTCTTACCAAAGTTATAGAAGGTATAAATGCAGGTCACTTGATTGAGGTAGGTGCTAGACCTAACACAGGTAAGACATCTTTTCATGCTAGTTTAATTGCTAGTCCACAAGGGTTTGCACATCAAGGTGCTAATTGTATAATCTTATGTAACGAAGAATCTGCTCACAGGGTTGGTGCAAGATACTTGACGGCTGCCACAGGCATGACTATGCAAGATATTAGAAAGAACCCTAGTCGTGCAAGAGACTTATATGCACCTGTTAAGGAAAGAATCAAGATAAAGGATGCAACAGGTCGTGATATGGCATGGGTTGAAAGTGTTTGTAAATCTTATAAGCCTGATGTAGTTCTCTTGGATATGGGAGACAAGTTTGCTACTACAGGTGGATTTGCTAGGACAGATGAAGCACTCAAGGCTAATGCAGTATATGCTAGACAAATAGCTAAACAGCACGAGTGTGCTATGTTTTACATGTCACAACTTAGTGCAGATGCAGAGGGCAGGATAGAGCTTAATCAGTCTATGATGGAAGGCAGTAGAACAGGTAAAGCCGCTGAAGCTGACCTCATGCTTTTGATAGCGAAGAATCCTACTACAACTGTAGATGGTGATGAAGAAGATACACAAAGACATATTAATGTTGTCAAAAATAAGTTGACAGGTTGGCATGGTCGTATAGAATGTAATCTTGAGTATAGAACAGCGAGGTATGTAGTATGAGTATTAAAGGAGATATAAGAGCAGATGGCAAAAGATTTGACGGGTTTACGTGGAGAGAGGTAGGTTTAAACCACCATATGAATGATAAAGGTTTAATTTATTATAAGAGAAAATATAGAACGTTAAAAGGTTATTTAAATACAGGTGGTAATATACATAAGATTAAAGGCAACATAGCAGATGTCTCTGATATTGGTAAGGTAGTCACTATGTTATATGACCAACAACCAAACGGATATATATATGCTATTAGTAATCCTGCTTGGGAAGGTTGGATAAAAATAGGCATGGCAGTTGATTCAAAAGATAGATGTAATTCTTATCAAACTTCAAGTCCTTTTCGTGACTATAAGGTTGAAGTATCTGTACCTGTAACAGATAGAAGAAAAGCAGAGGGGGAAGCTCATAAGAAAGCTAAAGAATTAGCTAGTGAGTATGCAGGGGAATGGTTTAAAATATCAGTAGAAAAAACAAAAGAAATAATACAGGAGTTAAAATGAGATTAATATTAGACGTAGAAAATACTGTAATAGAAAGAGATGGCAAGCTACACCTAGACCCTTTTGAAGAAACAAATTCTTTAGTTATGGTTGGTTTGCTAAATGCTAATAATGAAGAAACAATAATTACCTTTGACCATAGTGAAGTAGAGCCTACACCAAACGGGCATGAAATTGTGCAAAAAGCATTAGATGATGCGACTATACTTATAGGACACAACATAGCTTATGATTTAGTTTGGTTATGGGAATCAGGATTTAAGTATAATGGTTCAGTTTTTGACACTATGTTAGGAGAGTATGTATTACAACGTGGTCAAAAGAAACCTTTATCTCTTGAAGCCTGTGCTGAAAGATATGAGTTAGCTACACAAAAAGAAGGTACTCTAAAAAAATACTTTAGTGAGGGATATACAACTAGAGATATACCCCATAAAGAGCTAAGTGATTATCTGAGTGCAGACTTACATGCTACCAAGGAACTCTCTGATAAATTATATGTAAGATTAAATACTAGTAGTGATTCACCTCTGTTAAACACAGTGTTACTTACAAATGAGGTAGCTTGTTGTTTAGCACGTATATATAGAAGAGGTTTTTCTGTTAACATGGAAGCATTAGATGCAGTGCAAAAAGAGTTTGAGAATGAGAGAAGACAATTAAATACAGACTTACATGCTCATACAGCTAATCTTATGGGTGATACTCCTATAAATTTGAATAGTCCTGAACAATTATCTTGGGTTATCTATGGTAGGAAAATTAAAGATAAGACAGAGTGGGCAAACTCAATAGACCCTTACATGGATGATGTGGATTTTAGAAACTTGATAATACAAGGAACAAAAGTTTTATATAAAACACGTGCAGAACAATGCCAAGATTGTGAGGGTAAGGGAGAAGTATTTAGAATGAAAGTAGATGGCAATCCTTATGCAAAAGCAAGTAGATGTAAAACATGTAATGGTCAAGGTTACGTTTTCACAAACACAGATAAGGTTGCAGGCTTACGATTCAGACCGCCTAGTCCTAAGTGGGCAAGTGCTAATGGTTTCTCTACATCCAAATTAAATATAGAAACTTTAGAGAGGGCAGCTCGTGCTAAGAATATGACAGATGCTGTAGACTTCTTATCTAAAGTTAGAAGATTAAGTGCAGTAGAAACATACTTATCATCTTTTGTTGAAGGTATAAAGATACATACAAAGAAAGATAGAAAGTTACATGTGAGATTACTACAGCACAGAACAGCTACAGGTAGATTTAGTGGTGCAGACCCTAACATGCAGAACATGCCTAGAGGTGGCACATTCCCTGTTAAGAGAGTATTTGTATCACGTTGGGAAGGTGGTAAGATATTAGAAGCTGACTTTGCACAGCTA